ATTACCATCTTCAAAGTCACCTAAATTATAGTTACCAGCACCTGTTGGACTACCACCAAGAGAAGTTGCTTTATTATAACTAACAACAAATGTTGAAGCAGCAGCCGGAGCAGCACCAGAAACATAGAATGAAATATTATTATTAGTATAATTGTAAGTTGTGAATGCAGGTAATAAAGTATTTACAGTAAATGTAGAACCTGAAGTTAAGATAAATCCACGAACGGCATCCGGATCAAATCCAGCTAATAAAGTAGAAGCTGAAGGAACTGTAATTTCTCTAATTGTACCAGCAGCAACAGAAGCTGAAAGATCACTATCATAATTTAATTCAGCCCAAGATGCTGCAGCAGTAGCGTATCCAGCTAATGAAGATGAAAATGAAGCACTAAATTGATTGGTAGAATATGTAAATTTACCAGCTCCGTAAAGACCACCTTCAGCAACGTTAGTAGAGAAAGGATATTGAGAAGCAGAAGTGCTAGTACCACCATAAAGTGATTGGTTAGCAGAGAAAGGATTCTTACTAGTACCATATTGGAAATCTAAGAAGAATACTAGACCAGAAGGTAAATTCATTGGTTGTACACTAACGAATTCTTTAGCAGCAATTTGACCGAACACTTTACGTACTAAAGGTAAAGCGATACCTGCCCACTCTGAACCGTTACCAGTTGAGAAAGAACCGAATCCGCTTCCACCACCTACATTAGATGTCTCGGTTACTAATTGTTTTGCTTGATTCTCAAGCAACATAGCCATGTTGTTTTTGTCGGTTTCGCCTCCTGATAATCCTTCAAGAAGGCCTGTTTTTACCCATTTTCTCGATAAACGAGCCGCATCACTTTGTAGTGATTTATATGGATTTGCGGATTCAAGTAATGTTTGAATTTGACTCATTGTTTTAAATTTTAGTTTTTAGTTTTTAAATTAATTTTATTTTCTAATACCGGCTAATTTTTGCATTCTTTCAAACGCTGAATTAACTTCGATAATCGGTTGTTTGGTGTTTTGAGCACCTGCTATAACTCTAGATGCCATACCTCTTACAGATTCAGTCATGGGACGCTTTGTAGTTGTTTGTGCGTTTAAATTTTCCATTACTGTTTCGTAAACAAGTTGGGCTTCTTTTTTACTTGTTGCTTTATCAAAAGCGGCTAATACTTTAACTTTTTGTGATTCAGTTAAGTTTTTAGCTTTGAAGACTTTGTTAGAATAAAGTAGTTTAGAATTTAATAAATTGATTTCGTTTAGTTCAGACTGGATTTTGTTTAATGCTTTATAAGCTTCGTCTAATTCTTTTTTCATTTCAACTTTTTCTTTCTTCATTTTTCTAGCTTCATCCATAGCGTTATGTTTTTCTTCGTACATGTCACTATCTTCTTCGTACATACCTGATTCATCACTCATTTCACGTAAAAGTTCGTCTAAATCAACTTCTTCTTCGTCTTCTTCATCTTCTTCATCTTCCATGCCTTCATGTCCAGCTTCTAATTCGCCGTCTTTAACCATGTCAGAGATAACATCTTCGATGAAGGATTTTAAGTCTTCTTCAGACATATTTTCGATGTCAAATTCTTCTTCTTTATCTTCAGATTCTTCATCTTTAGATTCTTCAGCTTCATTAATTTTGTCATCTTCCATGTCTTCAAGTTCTCTTAGAAGTTCATCTAAGTCAATCTCGTCCATAGAACCTTTGTGCATGCCTTCTTTGTACATGTCTTCTTCGTACATGTCTTCGTCCATGTCTTTTTTCATGCCTTTTTTATGCATGTTTTTATCCATGTCTTCTTCATACATGTACTCATCCATGTCGTCTTTGTTTTCACTCAATTCATCTTCATTTTTTTCCATTTCATCAATTTCCGCTAATTTAGCAGCGAATTTTTCTTGTAAAAATGGAGTAAATGCTTCTTCAAGAGCGATTTTTGCATTGGCGATTGCTGTTTCTTTTACTGCTTTAGCATCGGCAATAGCTTCTTTCAGAATGTCTCTGTTTGCCATAATTTCCTCAAATTTTTTGTAGGGAGTACGCTTATTAGAATGTTGTGAAGCGTAATAAAATATATATAAGCGATGCAATATAGGAAAT